AGCAGCGCGAGCGGCATCTAAAGTATCTACGGAGCGCTGAGGCATTTCAGAACCACCGAGCTTAGCAAGAGCACCTTGGGGGGCTGCTTCAGGAACTTCTGGTGGGGCAGGAGGCTCAGGCAGAGCTTCTTGCATTTGTGCCTCAACTGGACTTGGAACTCGATCAAAGCGGTCCAAGACTGAACCAAGTCGAGAGAGCAGAGCATCTTCAGCCATTAAATTCCCCTATGCAAGTATTTTTACCTACTTAGCCGCATTCATGTCAAGCGTCTTTTTTTGCTTGGCCTTACGTTTAAAGTCTTGGACATCATTAAATCCAGCATTCTTAACTACTCGATCTTCTCGACTTCGTATAGCCTGCTTAAAATCTCGATCTTCCTTACTGCCTTTCTCCATAGGAACAGCATTAGGATGTTTCTTCATCCACTGACGCTTCTCCTCATTGGTGTGCCAAGTAACCCCAAGCTGTGCACTCGTTTCAGCATTATCCCAAATGATGCCTTGGGCATGCATTACACCCGGAATTCTAGAGCAAGGCTCTCCGCACTTTCGGCAATTATGGCGTTCTTCTTTATGGCAAAAGACTTCATGAACACCACACTTCGGACAATTCTGATCATAGATTGGCATTAGTATCCTCGCTGCTTGCGCCTAAGCTCAGCAATATCCTGACCGTATTGATCCATAGTAGGCTCACCCGCTCCAGATTCAGCTGGTTCAGATGCCTGCCGAAGCTGATCCCGAATATTTCCAACAGCACGTTTTTGGAACTTCTGGCGAGCTTCATCTCCCCCCTCAAAATCCCAGAAAGTATCACCACCCCAATCTTTGGCTTTTTGGATTTTCCCTTGGGCACCAGTTATTCTCTTCTGGAGCCCTTCGGGAGCAGCTTCCATAGCTCGCTCACCAACTGCCTGACGCAAGCCCTGATTTTTAATGGCCGCTTGGGCAGCCTGGAGTCGATTAGTAACTTTTGGTGCCTTCTTAACTGCCTTAGCTATAAGAGCTGCCTTATTAGCTGTCCTTGCTCCTTTTACTGCTACTGCTCCAGCCTTAGCTGCAGCTCCAGCGGTTTTAAGTGCAGTAGCAGCCGAACCTGCTTTCAAAGCTGCCAATGCAGCAGTTACGCCAGCACCGATAGCTAGTGCCATTATGCAAATCCTTTAGGTTCTGGTGTCGGATTACCGGCTCCACCAGCCATGGCACCCATACCACCAACAGGGATTTCAGAAACACCCTCGGGCATTCCACCTGTCGAAATTGTATCCTGACCCATATCTTGCTCAGCCATTTGACCAGCTTGGGCTTCCATCTGAGACATATCAATCTGCTGTTGTTGAGCAGCTTGCATCTCCTCCTCAGAAACCATGACATCATTCTGGATATCCAAGACTTCTAGGAGATGTGTTGTCAGCTTTCTCTGATCAATATGCGGATTCTGAATCAGAATTTCCATAAACTGTGTCAGCTTCTTGACCTGAGCAGTCTTACTATTCTCAGTGGGGCTATACGGAATAACCTCAAAGTCAATTTCAAGAGGATCCTCAATCGGTTCCCCATTTGCTTTCATGTCTTCAGCCATCTGAGGGCTACGGGCAATCAGATGCTTTCGAGCGACCTTAGCCGCCTTCTGAGTTCCTGATACGCGAACTGGAATCTCTTCTGCTGAATCTAGGTACTCTTCATATAGACCAATAATCCCCTCAGCCAATGAGACGATTACATCATTAATACGCTTAGTACGTCGGCCCAGTCGGGTACGCATAGCAGCATCAACCAAGGCAAGCTCAGTCGCTACCTCAGTAGTACCTGAAACTCCACGCGCATATTCAGGAATACCCAAGACAAATTGGATTGAAGCCTCAATCCGATCTCGAATCTGACTAAAATCAGGTGTCAATGATGACGTGGGCGTGTTGCCCAGGATCTCGCCGAGAGGGGCAGCATTCTTTCCATGAAGACGAACAACATCTCCGGGGCTTGTAGCCTCAGCAACTTGATCCATGAAATCTTCAGGATTATCGCAGAGAGCCTCGTTAACAACCGTAACTGGAATACTTGACTGAGCATGCCGAAGCTCAAGTGTATCTAGCTCATTCAGACGACGCTGCTGGCGTTCAACCAACTGACTGTCAGCCATTCCGCCAATGTCAGCAAGATTGTCATTGAAAGAGAGAATGGAAAAAGGATTGCGTACAAAAACGTAAGGAAGATCGCCCATAAATAGCGGGTCTTCGATCCCTTCCAGCATGTGGTAGTAACGATCATTGGTAAAATCGTAGACCTCGTAGACCGTAACCCACTCAAAGACTTCTCGGATCTTCTCGCTCAACTCGGTAGAAGTTTCTTCTTTATCCTTCAACCATCCGGGAAAGCTCCCAAACTGGGCTTGCTTAGCGATACCAGCATCATATTGCTTCTTTCGGCCCTTGCCCTTGAGTTTGGTCTTTGTGCGAGCGTAGAATTCAGACTTTGTGAGCGTCGTAACTTCAATCACGTAACGAATGTCTTCCCAACGGGATGCACTCATATCGAAGAAGACATAGCGCGGATCGAGCACAATAAAGTCAGGGCGCTTTCGATTGAAGTTCCAGACAGTCTTTACAATAGACCGGCCATAGACAGATGCGTGAGTAGCCATCTGCCAGAGCGTATTATGGGCAGATACCCGATAGAGAACATCATTTACCAATGACTCTCTATACTTAGCCGCCATACGAGATTCATCGTCATTACGGCGAGATACGCATGTCACCCGTGGATTAGGTGGAGTAACACTAGCTACCATCGTATCGCAGAACGAATAGAGGTAGTTGTTCTCTACGAGAAGCTGATCCTCATTAGAAAAGCTAGCATCCCCCCAAAACTCAGATCGATACCAAGCACGCCACTTATCCCAAGTAGGATGCTCTTTCTGAGCCCGAGTTACATGGGCTTCAATAATCGAAGTTAGAGTTTTAGCGTCGAGCATTACTTCTTTTTCTTCTTGTGATTCTTGTAAGTAATAGTGATCTTATTTGTCAGATCGGCTTTTTGCTTCTCATCTTCTGGCGAGGACTCACGCGCACTACCCCTAGCCAAACGCTTCTCTGCGCGAGCTTGCTTACGAGTTCCACCAGCAGCCAGCGTCTCATCACGAGCTTGACGGCCCGCTTTTCGCGCATCCTGCCTCCCCTGGCGAATCGCTTTGCGAGCAGCTTTCTTATTATCATCATCTCTACTATAAAGAGCCATGAGATCTCCTACGGCGTAGTTGCGAGGTCAGCAGCAGCAATCATCAAAGTAACAGTCACATTGCTCGATGGGGCCGAACCCCGCTGCGTACCACCCGCAGTTGACGTACCAAAGGTAATCCCATTCTCAAACTTGATTCCTTGAGGGAATACATACGTTTGGGATGTACTAGCTGGGGCCAAGAGACATACGTGAGGACCAGCACCCCAACTAGGAGCATCATAAGTTGGAGCATCAGTTCGGTCCCAGAACACAGTCGTATGGGGAACAGAATTCGCAGAGTTATCGATAGTCACCTGCAAGATATTCCCGCCACCGGAAGCCACATTGGCTTCAACAGTTATATCACTGTCGGTATCCGTAATTACGGTTGATGCAGCGTTCGTCTGAAAAGTGAACTTAGTAGTTGCCATGAGTCATTATCCCCTTAAGAAGTCACCAGTCGAGCAATCACTGCACTACCAGGATTGTTAGTACCAGCTGTCCCAACTGTATCTACACATGCGATGCAAAGACCGGTCGCAAAGGTCAATCCAGTCGGAAAGACTACATCAAGAACCTGAGTACCGAACAAGCGGAAGATAAGCTCTGGATTATCTGTCCCCAATGCACCACTCGTATTGTTGTAGCACTTCACGTAGACCGAACCTGCATTAGCGGCATTATTCAGATGCATGGAATAGATCGTAACAGACCCATTGCCAATATCTTCGATTAGAGTGCCCTCCAAATCAGTCTCGATAAAGACATTGTACGCCATGGAGTTGGTAGTCAGAGTAGATGAAGAAGCCATAAGTTAAATCCAGTATTTACTACGCTTCCGCCGTTTCCGGTGAAGAGCTGTTTTTTCATCGTAGGTGAGTGGGCGAAACACGATTACATTCTCCCCGTTCTCATCAATAACGGGGCGGTGGCGGCGTGGCGCGTATCTCGCACCAACAATCGCCATAATCAGAGCACTGACCTTATCCCAGTGGTGACGATCTCTACGGCGGCGAGAAGGCTGACCACGGGCAATCTCTGGCCCAGCCCCTTCTTCAATCCGCTTGTCATGACGATATGTCGTCAATTGCTCCACCGTATCTTTATCGTTGAAGTCTAGCTCATCTAGAAGAGCATCTACCAGATAACCCAAGCACAAGTCTATACTTTTTGAGGTAGAAGTAAATCCTGGACGACGAACCTTCTCAAAGAAAAGATTTGGATAGTCCCACTCTCGTAGCAAAGCGAGGACAGATTGGCCAACACCATTTGACTCTACAACAACTAGAGCCCGATTGTATTTCAATCCCACATCAGCAAGCTTTCGAGAGAATGCGAGCGGATCGATATGGTCTGCGAAGCAAGCAACTTGAGTCCACTCACCATCCCAGCATTTGAGTACCTGGAATGCAGCGTGATCACGGGCTGAGTGTCCAGAAGGATCAACGCCAATTACGTAGATTGCATCAGCTTCTGGCTGCTCATATTCCATATATGGAGCAGTCCAGGTAGGCATAGACTTCTTAAGATGCTTCTCTAGAGCATGGCTAGGAATCGCAGCGTTTGATGCTTGTAGCCAACAGCTCAAGTCATCATAGGGATAGAAGACCCCGAATAGATCAGGACGACGCCTAAGCTCTGAATCTGTCTCCATCATAAATCGGCGGAAAGCTAAGTTCTCCAAGGATAAGCCTTCTCCCCCATACCGATTCAAAAGTCCAATTTCTTCATTGTCTAAGACCCAATCAAACTCCCAGCGGCGTCGATTGAGTTTGCCATCCCAGAATGGATAGAATTTGTAGAAATGGCGACCCTCTCCCTTCTTGGCAGATGCACAATGATCATGCCAGTCTGTCCTTGCTTCCCAAGGCGTGCATTCAAAGATTGCTATGGCATGATCGCGATTTGCAAGACTTGGATTGATTAGAAACATAGATCCCGAGAAATCTGCCCAGAATGCACACTCTGAAGCATGGAAGCTGTCAGGAGACTGTCCAATACCTACAGCCCCTGCCTCTGCTGACAGAATACGCATCTTCCCGCCCTCTAAGGGCCGAAACGTCAACTGCCGACTTTCTCGACTAACCATCGTCCGAGTTCGGACCTCAGTCGGCCAATTCCCATGGAGATGGTGAACACGCTTATGCAAATACTCAGCACGGTCACTGGTATCCGCAATACACACATGATCCCATCCAGGATTAAATGCAGCCTTCGGATAGCATGCATACTCTGAAGTCAGCGACTTTCCCATCTGGCGAGCCGTCAGAAGAGTCAGGAATCGTGTCTGCCCATCTGCTGTTCTTGGTGGGTTCGTTGCATAAGCAAGGATATCTGCCTGCATTTTATTCGTAATTCGACATGGGTCATACGGAACAAACTGACCAGTCTTCTGGTCATGCACTTTTCCCAGCTTTGGGAGACACTGCTCTGGTGACCGTAAAAAATCCAGAACTTGCTGGGCAGTATTCATTCGGGCGGCATCACAGGAGGAGGGGCCATTTCAGGAGCCATTCCAGGTGGTGGTCCTGCAGGTGCTGGAGCCATTTCAGGGGGAGGAGCCTCAATTGCACCTTCTTCCTGCGCCCCCTCTGGGCTCATAGCAGCCTTCTGAGCCTGCTTAATTGCCTTCTGGATATCCTTCAATTCTTCCATAAGCTGCTGGATCCGAATTGGATCTTGCTCAGTACTAAGCTCTCGATACAATCCTACCTCAGCCATCTGAAGATCCTTCAGAACTTGACCCATCTGAACTGCTTCTGCTGCAGCTGCATGTCGTTGCTGTGTGTAATCTCCAGCCATTCTTACCTCTCTAACAATTCAATCGGTTTCTTCCTAAGCTGATCCATTCTAACAGCTTCTTCTGCTGCTGAAAGTCGATCTTCTTGCTTCTGCTGTCCAGGAGCAAGCATTTCATACGCCTCAGGATCCCTAGGGCGAGAAGGAACATTGGTCCATGGAGGGGTATCGCCATATCCAGGCTGTTGAGCTAGCCAGTCTGCTCCCTCTACATCCCGCTCTTGACGCTCTCTCCACTCAGGACCAGTCCATCCTTTGGGAACTCCAGTCATACTCCCGTGGGATGAATAGGGATCGTCTCCTCCAAGCTGAGAGGGCCAAAGAATATCAATAGCAGTACCGGCACCACCCAGCTTTGCGCTTAGTACTCCAAGCTTCTTAAAAACACCCTTGAGGGTAGCTGCGCGTAGGCCCGGTTTCTTCATCTCTGTAATTGCTTTACGGAATTCCTCTTGATATTTTGCTTGCGCTTCTTGCGCTTCTTTACCAAGTTTATTTATCCGGTCCTGCTTCCGATCATTCTCAACTTGAAGCCTCCTCTCCTCTACTGGGAACCGGCGAACGTCTCCAGGTTGACCAAATCCCCAATGAGCCCTAACCTGCTGAGATTCGGGAGATAGATGCTTGTACTCATACTCTCCATGTTTTTGCATCTTCTCTAACCATGCATCCATGTCTGCTTGAGAGATACCATCTGGACCCTCAGTAAGAAATTCTTCTGGGTTTTCAGTCCATACCCTCTTGAGTACCTCCATCGACTGCTGGATAAAATCCATAGCCTCATCTGCCCCACTACCCAAATTCATGCCCAGAGTACGCCGCATTTGAATCATTCCATCTATCTGAGCGAGATCATTCTTACCGATCCGCTTTAGCTTCCCCTCTTCAAGAAGCTGCTTATTCCACTCTGTTCTTGTTTTTCTTACTTCAGGATCATCCCCTTGGGCTCCTGGAGATCCCTTGACGGGTGGATCATCCATACTAAAAAGCGCATCATCAGAGAGTTCATCAAGTGGTGTGCTTGGATCCAGTTGAAATCCAAGTAGATCTTTAGGAGATGGCTTGGGGGGTCCACCTATAGACTCCATCGCCCTGTCCATGAACTTCCCGCTATCAATTGCCGGGGGTATTCGCATATCAGGTCCACCAGGAGGAGGTCCGTAGCTTCCTTGGGTGATTGCAACTATTTCTTCAAAGATATCATGGGCTTTTTGCCGGTCCTTAAAGTAGATACCGTCATCAGCGATCCTGACTCCAGCCTCTGCCAGATCATCCAGATTTCCCCCAACCATTGCCTTGAACCATCGCTTCTCAGCATCGGTCATTAGAGCCGAAGGGATTACAAACCAACGATCTTTGGCCATTATTTTTTCCTCCTAAGCTGATCCATCCTAACAGCTTCTTCTACTGCGCTCAGCCTATCTTCCTGGCGTTGTTGTCCGGTCGGATGAATAGGGAATTCAAACTCAGATGTAGCCTGAGATGTAAGGGGAAAAGTCTGCTCATACAA